CACGATAGAAATGGTTAAGATTCGGGACCGTCAGGTTAAATCCTTGGTGTACGATATGACAAACCGGGGTATCAGTCCGGAGAAGGTCAGGCCGAAGCACACGGACCGCTATGCGTCCACCTTGCTGAGATATAGTGAGCGTGCCTATCTGGACGGGGCTCACTCCGTGGAACAGGAAAAGAAGACGCAGCTCTCACACTATGGCATCGAGGGATATACGATGTATGAGTTTGACCAGATCCCGGCTGAGGCGATTGAATCCATCAGGGATTCTTCGGCCATAGGTGCGCAGGTGATATCCTCCCGGACCAAGAACCGGGTGGCCGATCTCTACATACTTTATAAGGATCAAGGATTGTCTAATAAGGAGATCTCGGCGAGGATATATGCAGAGACGCTTGGTACGGGTCAGCGTGTAGTTAGTGGGGAGTTTAGCCGTGTGGACTACCAGTGGGGTAGGGGTCGAAATGAAGCAGCACGTGTGGATGATGAGGTCCAAGGTGGGTTCTACTCTGCGATACTTGACGGGCAAGCATGTGAGGTTTGCCTAGGTGCAGATGGGGCATACAATGCTGGCCATGCTAGACCATTTCTACTTGAGGAACTCCCTGACGCTCCAAATCCAAGTTGTAAGGGTGGCGATAAGTGCAGGTGTATCCACGTCTATCAGTATTTTCAGGAGACAGGCGGAGGAACTTTTAAGGAGGAGTAAGACGATGAATAAGGGAAAAATCATAGGGTTAGCATTCTTGGAGCTTGTGCTTGTTGGGGTTATAGTATTCTCTATCGGTTTTTGCTCAGGCAGGGATTATGAGAGAGCGAATCCAAAGCACGTGATTATACAGGAGGAATAATATGCCAATTCCTAAACCCGGTCAGACAGAGGATCGAGCGACTTACATAGAGCGTTGCATGGGTGATGCTACTATGAATAGAGAATACCCGGATAATGCACAGCGTATGGCGATCTGTTCAACGCAATGGCGCAATAAGGACACTCAAGCTTCGGTTGTTTGGGTTGCAGGTTTGTCGCTGGCTGATGAGAAAAAGTGGTATCTGGTAATACCAAAAGGATCATTCAAACATCCGATGCATGGAGACCTCAATTTTGACGATCAGTTTATTGCAGAACTAAAGCAGAATTATGATACCAAAGTCCTTGGTGAAACCCGACCATTTGTGGATGTGAACCATGATCAGGGTGAGGCTATGGGCTGGATTAACGAGCTTAACATCAGAGAAGATGGGCTGTATGCTCTGATTGAATGGACCGAGAAAGGTGCAGGTCTAATAAAGGCGGGGAGTTTCAAGTTTTTTAGTCCTTGGATAGGACCGTATACTAACCCGCAAACAGGCGAGACCTTTAAACGGGTCTTGCGAGGAGGGGCATTAACTAATGTTCCCTTCTTAAAGATGCTCCCACCGATGGAGCTGAAAGAAGCAGGTGTTACCTGCGATATTAAACTCTCCGAACTGGAGGACAAGATGGACATTTTGGAAGCATTAAAAAAGGCGCTGGGTCTTACCGAGGACGTCAAGGAGGAAGACGTCCTAAAAAAGATCACGGAGCTTCAAGCATCAGAGAAGGAGCTCACGGAAAAAATGGCCACGCTCGATGATGAGCATAAAAAGGCTATCACGGAGCTTACCGCAAAGGTGGAAGAGCTCTCGAAGAAGGAAGTCAAGGAGGACAAGGGTGGCGGATCGGAAGAGCTGAAAGAAATCAACACAAAGCTTACCGAAGCCTTGGACTCAAACAAGGGGCTTGCAGTAGAGCTCCATCTAATCCGCAAGGAGAAGTACATCTCATTAGCATTATCCGAAGGCCGACTCAAGCCGAGTGATAAGGAGGACTGGGAGAAGCTCTTTGACGAGAACGAGGACTTTACGGTCAAGGCTTTAAAGAAGCTACCCGTGGTGATCTCGCTCAAGGAACAGGGTCACTCCAGAACTTCAACCAAGGCTATCACCCTTACCGATGATGATAAGGAAATGGCCAAGATGCTCGACATGACGCTTGAGGATTACGAGAAGTACCTCAACGCTAAACTGACTTAAGGAGGTTCAAAAGTGGCTTTATCAGCTGATGTTGAATATGAAACTCGTGGAAAAACAACTATCAGAAAGTATAAGGCCGGAGCTGCTGATATTCTCTACAAAGGTGCGATCGTCAATGTAGGCACAGATGGCTACTTGAAGGTTGCTGCTGATGTAGCGAGTGAGGTATGCGTCGGCGTTATGAAGAAACAGCACGTTTCTGATGGTTCTACCCATGAGGAGGTAGAGGTAGAGGTCGGCGAAATCAAGCTTGCCCATTCTGGTGCAGCGGTGGGTGATGTTGGTGCTGACTTTTTCGCTACCGGAGATGACACGCTGGCCGACTCAGCTACAAATGTGGCTCGCTGCGGTGAGTGCGTAGACTTTGAAACTGGATACTTGTGGATTAATTTCTTCAAGTCCAGCACATAAGGAGGCTAAAAAATGATAGTTGATACCGTATTATTGACCAAAGGCCTCCGGGCTGAGTTTAATAGGTCATACCTCAAGAGCGCAGCTCCGAAGTATGAGCCTATTATCACGCGGATAAACTCTGCTGCAGCATCCGAGCAGTATGGATGGTTGGGGTCTGTTCCGCAGATGAGAGAGTGGATCGGTGAGAAGACCGCCAAATTCGTCAACGATTATGACTATACGATCGTTAACAAGAAATTCGAGTCGACGATCGCAGTAGACGAAGACGAGATTGACGATGACCAGATCGGGGCTATTATGCCTCGCGTCCGGATGCTCTCCGATAGGGCAAGAAAGTGGCCGAACATCATGTGTAGCGATCTCGTCATAAACGGCACAACCAATCTGGCATATGATGGCTCTGCATATTTTGCAGACCGCGCAGTCAATGATAATCTACTTGCCGGGTCTGGTGTGACAGAGGCTAATATCCTAACGGATTTAGCCACGGCGCGTGCTGCTATGTTGAAGTTCGTGGATGATTTCGGTGAGCTGGTCGAGGTCGAAGGTGATACCATCGTGTGTCCTGCCGAGCTCGAAGTGATATTCCAGAGGATCGTGGAATCTCAGACCTATGTAACTGCTACCAACGAAGGAGTGGTGAACAAATGGGCTGGAACCGTCAAAACGATCATTGTTGATGCCCGGCTGACCGATGCAAACGATTGGTATTTGTTTGCAGCTAATCAGCCACTGAAACCCCTTATCTACCAGAACCGCAAAGCTCCACAGTTCGTGGCCATGGACAGCCGTGACTCCGAACACAGGTTCTTCAATGGTAAACTGTTCTACTCCGCAGAGATGCGTGGTAATGCAGGATATGGGTTTCCGCAATTCGGCGTCAAAACAGTCAATACGTAAGGAGGGGCAGCATGAAAGCAGATCCAAGAGGTAAAAGAGTACGGTTTCGCTACGCCAACGGGTTCGAGTGCGAGCTATTCGAGGATGTAGCAACCAAGATGGCCGAAAAAGATCCACCAGCGGGTAAGATTCTTGGGGCGGTATCAAAACGGGTGGCCGTGAAGGATAAGGTCGAAGTTGATGATGATATCGAACCCGAAGTCGAGGCCGACTAATGAGCTATACGACTAGGCAGGAGATCAAACAACTACTTGCACATCGTGATATCGGGACAGATACCGTGGTAACAAACACGGACCTTGATCAGTTTATCACGATCTGTGATCGTAGGATTGATCTCCGCTTGGACCTTCGTGGGGTAACGGATGGTGAAGTATCAGCCACCGTATACCAAGAAGGGCTCAAGGAGATCGAACGGCTCATGGTAGCTGGAATGGCTGAATCCAAGTTCAAGGCTGACACGGGTGAGGAAGAGAGTAAAGAGGGAGAAAATCCATATTATGTGGAAGGCGTAAAGTTGCTTGATGAGTTATTGGATAACATCAAGATGAATGTCATCCCGGATATGGCAACCGATCTCGGCTCTTCCGAAGTCGCGCCAGCCTTTGAACGTACTGCGGATCAGTGGTAATGGCTGCCGAATGCGGACCGAAGGGAAGCACTTTCCGATTTGCTGGTACGATCAATGAGGAGGAGATAAGGCTATTAAAGCTTGGCTTCTCTAAGCAGATTGATCGTACTGCGGACCTTAGCCCTATCTTTACCAGACTTGACCGAGAATATGAAGGCGAGGTAAAGAAGCAGTTCCAGTCCGAGGGGTCTCACTCTGGGTTCCCTTGGCCGAGGCTGAGCATGTCTACTAGAAAGGAAAGAGCTCGACTTGGTTATGGGGCTTCCGGACCTATACTTGTTCGTACCGGGGACCTCAAAAAATCTTTGACGCAGAGGGGTGATATCAACGCTATACGGACTATCACTCCGAGGATGTGGGTATACGGGACGAAGGTTGGATATGGAATTTTCCACCAGAGTCGGGCTCCTCGAATGCGTCTACCGTTTAGACCGTTTCTAGTTGTTACTCGGAATTTTCGGTTGTTTGTCGTACGCAGATTTCATGAGTTTATCATCAAGGGCAGGGTATTATGATCAATGATTTTGTTGATGATCTGGTTACAATCTTCGGTAATTTTTCGACCTATTCGAGTCTAAAAGCTCCGAAGATCTATACCTATGAGAAGAATACATTTGAGCATATGCCCTCTCTTGTAATCCTCCCGATTAGTACTGATGTTACTGCTCAGGAAGCTGGAGGGGAGATACTCCAATCCTCTATTATGGCTGTGCTTTGGTGGAGATATAAGCAGAAAACTCTCCCGGACCAGCTATACGACTATGAGGTGGACCTGCGTAAAACTGTATGGAATCAAAAGCTTTTGAATAACAGATACTTTCGGGTCACGCTCGCAGAATATGGGATGAGCCAAACTGCAGGATCAGTAACCTACAAACCGCTCATCCTCACGATTATTGCACGTGACCAGTATAACTACGTTTAAGGAGGACCGATATGGGATTTCAAGCTAACGATGGGTATGTTGGCTTCGGTCGTCAAACTGTACAGGGAACAGGCGTGGTCCCTACAATATTTGGAAGGTACTTAACTGCAGAGGGCAACGCTGAAAATGAATTCAAGCAGTTCCGTGAGGGTGGGTTTGCAAAAGAGGGGTCGTTCGCCAAAAAAGTGGGTATGATCTTTCCTTTTTCATGCAGCGTATACGCACGTCCGGATATCGCAGGATTGCTCGCTACTATGGCTCTCGGTTCTGATACCATCTCAGGGTCAGGACCATACGATCATTTGATCGTACCTGCTGCGCTTCAATGGTGGAGCGTCGAGTTTGAAAGGATTAACCATACCCTAATCGAGAGGTTGGAAGACTGCAAGGTCACAACCTTGACGATCACGGGTTCTGCTGGGGAATTCTTAGAGCTCGCCATAGAGGGACAGGGACTGAACATAGACGCGTCACAGAGTTCTGCTACTCCAAGTTACGAAGTGGATGACATACTCCAATTCCTACACGGGAGCTTCGTAGCTCTTGGTGGAGCACAGGCCGAGATTGAGGAATTCACTCTCACCATCACGAACGATATTGAGTTTATTCAAGCCGGGGAGCTTGTTTACCGTCAAGCAGTAGACAAGTTTATCGACGTTACGCTCGATATGACCATTAAGGCTACTCAAGCTGATGAATACGAGAAGGTCTATTTTGGTGGAGCTGCCGGGGATGCTCCGGATGCTGCAGCGGAAAAAAGCCAAGTAGTGTTGACC